TGCCCGTTCGAGCTGCTTCGTGAAGGCACTCCATTCGCCGTCTCCTACAGCTTGGTAGGCCCACATGAACGGAACCGGCTGCGCTTCCTCGCGGGCTTGGGGCTGGTCAGGATCCGCTGGAACCGGACACGGTTTCCAGAAGTCATAATCCGCCCAGCGCCAGCCGTAGTAGTAGTTCGGGTGAACGTCGTGCGTCTCGTCGTCCAGACAGAGAAGGTGAACCTCCCATTTGAGAGGGCCGCCGTTCGTAGACAGACGGATTGCACCCCAGAACAGCCCCGCCTCTTTCGGATGAGGCAATGTGTCGGGCTTCTGCCACGCGCTCATTGGCCTTCTCCCGAGCGGGCTTGGGGCTGGGCGCGGAGGGCGGACAAGGGAAGCCAGCCGAGAACCCCACTGGGCAAGACTACACCACCCTCCCCAAACTCAACGTCGTCCTGATAAAGGTCGTCTCCCAAAATCCACATGTCGCCGCTGTATTCCCTAGGAGAAATGGGTGTGTCACCTGACCACTCGCCCTTGGAGAACCAACCCTGAATGATGCCGTGCGTTCTGTGGTTTAGGAGGATAGGCGTTCCGTCTTGGGGAACGTCGCGAACATCGAGCCACAACATCCCCCCCTCCCTCGCCTCTGCCGGGGCTTCCTCGCGGCACGAGCAGGCTTCGATCTCGGGACGGCTGGGATAGCCCTCGCCCCCACCGCCCTCGTATTCGGTATAGCCCTTGTCGCCACACTTCTTGCAGGCCGGGGCCTCCTCGCGGGTGGCGAGGGCGTCGATGCAGCGCGTCATGATCGCGTAGTCGGTGTAGTCCTTGTCCGGCGTGGGGATCAGGAACTTGTCGCGGATCGCCTTCAGTTTCCCGGCCAGGTCTTCAACCGGCACGGACACCATGCGGATAAGGGGGGTCATGCTGCTTGCTCCCTGCGCGAAAGCCAGACCGTCTTGTCAGTGGCGACGATGCTGGCACTGTGCTGGTGAAGTCCCTCGATCAGGGCCAGGGCGAGGTCTTCGGCGGTCGCGAGAATCGCGGCAGGTTTCGACGGAAAGCGAGGATAGTTGATCAGGCCCACGCGGACACCGCGCTCCTGGCCGCCAGTGTAGATGAACTCGACCGGCTCAACGGTGACACATAGCCCCCGCAGCACGAACTCACGGCAGATGCGCTCAGCGTCGGCCTGGGGGCCGGCGACGTAGATCGCTGCGGTGTAGCTGGTGGTTTCTTGGCGGGTCATGCTGCTTGCTCCTCGCGCAGGCCCAAGGCCTTTCGGATCTCGAGGTGAAGGGGAGAGCCGGTCGGAAGCTCTGACCTGGCTTGGTTTAGGAGCGCGCGAAGTTGATTCCGTTCGGCGCATGTCTGTTCATGGTTCACACGAACAGATTCCCATTGCTCGGGGCTCATCCCTCACCCCCACGGGATTGGCGGGCGGCTTGGCGGAGGGCGAAGGAAGCCCGAATGCCGTCGATCCGGCGCTTCGTGGCTCGGCGGCCGAACGTCGCGCGGAAGGCAATCGTGAGCCACATTTCCGCATAAGCCGCCGCGACCTTGACTGCCCATGCGGGACCGCTGCCGCCGTCGATGGACACGATGCGTCGGGCACGACCCCATTCCACGCGCTCAAGCACGCGCAGGGTTTCGGCCAAGGCCTGCCCGTCGCTAACCCCAGCCGGGACACTCAAGCCGATGTAGGACTTCTCGCCCGTCACGACCTTGAGACGACGACTACCCTCCAGCACTTCGGGGGTGGTCATGGCTGTTTGGTTCTCGCTCCCCATCTCAGCGACCCTCCTGTTGGGCGGTAGCCTTGGAGAGGGCGGCTTTGAACGCGGCGTAACTGCGCTTGCTGCGGATTTCTCCAGCCTCAACCCGACGGCAAAACTCTGCGGCAGCTTCGAACAGGTCGGGCGCGGCGGCTCGGATTGTCGCGTCAGCTACGGCCCGGCGATTGGTTTCGACGATCTCTTCGCGCTCGTTCGGCGGGAAACCAACCCCAGCCCACAGATCATCGTGCGAGCGCATCTTGGTTGAATGCGCGGGCATGCGTTCTGAGAAGACGACCTCTCCCGCTGCGCTCAGCGTCTCGATGTCGTAGGGCCAGCGCTCGTTCACGCGGACCGAAAGCGGCCCCGGAGTATGCTTCACTTCAGCCATGGTCATTGCGAGACCTCGACCAGCTTGCCGGCCCTGGCCTGATACCAAGCGCCAGCTTTGATGCCGTTCGTGCCGACGATCCCGCTCGCGATGGAGATGATGGGCCCTCTCCAGGCATCACGCTCGACTGCGAAGAGGGCGTTGCCATCAGCGCCCCTGACCCGGCCCTCAAAGCCAGAGGCCATCGCCGCGCCGTAGTCGCCGGTGCTGGACGCCGCGCCGTAGGCGCCGGTGCTGGACGCCGCGCCGTAGTCGCCGGTGCTGGACGCCGCGCCTCGGGCGCCGGTGCTGGACGCCGCGCCTCGGGCGCCGGTGCTGGACGCCGCGCCTCGGGCGCCGGTGCTGGACGCCGCGCCGTTGTGGTGACCGGCGCAGAGGGGGTTGCCGTGGCGGTCGTGGTTCTTCACGCCCCGGCCAAAGCTGTTCGCGATGCCGTGCACCCGATAGCTGACGTGGGCATGCTGAACCGGACCGAAGCAGCCGCCGAGGTGGCGGGCTTCGCAGGGCTGGCGCCGAATATACTGGCGGAAGCCGTTGTCTCGCTCGCGGCCGCGATCAGCCTTAGGGCTCTTCGCGCGGGCCTTGGTGGCAGCTTTTCTGGCTTCGCGCCGGAGCTTCGCGGCGGCGGCGATGACGTGACGCTCTTCGTAGGTGAATACGGTCATGCTGCCTCGCGATCTGCAGAGGCGTGGTCGTCGTTCGCCGCGTCGAAGTGCTCGACCTCGACGCCGTTCTCCGCGCACCAAGCGAGGATCAGCTCAATCAGGTCCGAGAACTCGCGCTTGGTCAGTTTTGAGGAACGCAGGCCCAGCGGAAGCATGGACGAACCGTCCAGCGTCGGGACGAAGCGGACTTCGCGGCCGAGCGCATGCATGAACAGGCACTTCCACGTCTCGGCATCCATCTTGACGCCGTTGTGAACGGGGCGGGCCTTCTGGATTTGGCCGAGGAGCGACCACAGAGCGCGGTTCTGCTCGTCCGAGCGGGTGGCCTCCCGGACTTCCAGCATCCAGGCGGCGCCGGGCTGCCAGAGGCGAATGGCCTTCTCCACCCAAGCATGGGCGGTGTCTCGCTGGCCGGGCGTGAGCTTGAGGAGGTGGCGGGTCAAAGCACCTTCTCCTCTCGGATCTCGACGCCGGGGATGGCTGAGCCGCGCCGGCCAGCGCGAATGTCGGCATCGACCAAGCGCTGGATCAGGTCGCGGAACGGCTTGTCGTCCTGGCGCCAGTAGAACTTCACGGCCTCGTTCAGATCGAGGACCACCCCGACGTGTTTGGTCCGCAGGCCGATGGCGCGTTCGCCGCCGTTGGCATGAGCGCGATCGTTGGCCGCTTGTTTGACCGCCTTGTCCGCAGCTTCCGCCTGACGAACCTTCTCTTCAGCGGCTTCTCGGGCGGCGAGGTCTGCGGCATTGGCGGCGCGCAGGGCCTCGGCCGCTTCGCGGGCGGCGCGTTCGGCCTCTTCGCGAGCCCGCGCTTCCGCGGCGCGCTTCTCCTCCTCCAGCTTGCGCAGGTAAGGCGCTAGAGCGGCTTTCAGCGCGGCTACGGCCTTGTGCACCTTGCCCGGTGACTTGTTGGTCGCCGGAGCAAAGAGTGGCGCATACCGCTCCTGCACGGCGGCCTTGGCGTCATCGAACGGCTTGACCTCGACCTTGCGCTGCTTCTCCGCCGCATCTGCGGACTTCCGCAGAGCGTCGATGATCATGGAGACGGCGTCCGCCTGCTTCTGGTTCTCGACAGGTTGCCCGTCAGCCCAGTTGCGGGCTTCCTCCAGCCAAGTCTCCGCGTCCTCGGCGATGAGGTCGAAGGGGGTGGCGTTCGTCAGGTGGATGGGTTCGGCCGTCATGCCTCGCCCTCCGCCTCGGCGGCCTGGGAGTCATGCGCTTCGTCTCGGATCGCGATCTCGGCCGCCATGGCGTCGATTTCCGCCTGGCGCAGGCCGTCACGCTGTTCGCGGACCAGCTTCGCGTGGGCCGAGCACAGATGGGGATAGGCCATCGAAGCAATCTCGACGTCCTGGCCCTTGGAGTTGACGTACATCTTGGTCATCAGGCCGCATCCTTCTCGTCGAAGGGCGTCGAGGCATTGGCGGCCTCGGCCGGTGCGAAGCGCTTGGCCTCGGACTGCATGACCTTGACGACGTGCGCGTAGTCGCCGTCGCTCAACGACTGTCGCAGACCCTCCTTCTCGCTGTTCCAGAAGTGGGTGAACTCATCCTTGGTCTTGGTCTGTCGAAGTTGATCTGCGGCGTACTGAGCGGCCGCGCTGGGACCCGTAGCGGCAGCCGACTCACGGCGCTCCTGGCGCGGGCCGCTGGCGGCGTTGCCGTCGTCGTCCTCGGGCGCGGCGCCGGTCATCGCCAGCAGAGAGTAGCGGCGGCCATAGGTGATCGCCGAGCCAACGCCCTGAGGGTCGGTTTTGGAGGGACGCAGGCGAAGGGTGCTGCTGACAGACGATCCGCTCTCGTGAAGCAGGGTCGTGGTGATCGACACCCAGTCGCCGTCATTCACCGCGTTCTGGATGACGCCGATGCCATGCTCATTGAGCGCGGGCACAACCGCTTCGACCACCTCGGCCAGATCGGCGTACTTGGTCCTGAAGTGATCGTTGCGCGCCGCCTTCTTAATGGCATCCATGGCCTTCTGCGCGGCGACGTAGGCTTTGGCGATTGGCGGGCGTTCGCCCTCCCAGATCAGCCCGTAGTTGGGTTCGATGGTCAGCGGGGCCATGTGCGCCTCAGTGAGAGCGGGAGCCATCGAGGGGGCGTTGTTGGCGCCCGCCTCGTCTCTGGCTTCGGAATGGGTGTGGGTCATCCGATCACCTGCGAGCGGTGATCGATGCGGAAGGTCAGGGCCTCTCCGGCCTCGCGCATGGAGCGGGCACGGTTCCAGGCCATGCGAGCGGCCTCACGAGCGGTCCAGGCCGCATGGCGCTCACGATGGGCCGCGCCGTGTCGGTCCAGCCAGTTGAGCGTCGCCGTGTGCTTGATCAGCGACTGCGCGTGAGCCGGTCGGGGAAAGGGGATCACGGCGCCCATCAGGCAGCCCTCGGGTAGAGCGTCGCTGCGGATGCCTGCAGGACGGCGCGAACCTCGGCGCAGTCGATGGGAGGCTCGTAGCCCATGGCGTCGCGCCACAGGTCGGCCTTTCTCTTCCAGTTGGCGAACACCGCGCCGGTCGACATTCCGGCTTCCGTCGAAATCTCGCGGATGCCCATGCGCTCATAGGTGCCGGGTTCGGCCCAGAGCTTCCTGGCGGCTGCGATCAGTTTGGCGCGCGTAGCGGCCTTGGCTTGCTGGCGCTTGTTCAAGCTGCAATCTCCCGGAAAGGATCATTGGCGGGGAGGCGGATCGCGGGCTGGGGCGTCGGTGCGCCTTCCAGGAGGGCGATGATCCGCTTGGCGGCAGTCAGGGCGTCAGCGACATGGCGCTTGGCCTTGACCGTGTTCGACAGTGACAAGGCAGAGCGAGCGCGAGCCAGATCAGCGTCCATGTCGATGCAGAGGTCCTCTGCGGCGATGATGGTGTCCCGGTTCATCAGGCGGCCATCCCGAACGTGGCGGCGCGAACCACAATGGCCTTGCGGCGCAGTTCGGCAGCCTCGGCGCGGAAGAGCGACGCCGTGTGGCGGTAGTCCTTCGCGCCGGACGGATACTGCTCAGCCAGCGCTTCGTTCTTGCCTGCCCAGCGCGTCAGCTCGTCGGCACGATCGTCGAACAGCGAGCCATCGGCTTCGCGCAGAGCCGTCAGTTCGGCTTCCAGACGCGCTTCGATCGCGCGGTTCTCTGCCGTCGGAGCGGGGAAGGTGGCGCGAAACGCGTTCAGCGCAGACCAGGCCGCCGCCTTCGGATCGTGGGTGATTTCGTTCTTGAGTGACATCTTCGTCTCCCGGTGATGGAGAGACGTTATCGGTCAATCCGATAATTGTCAATCGGAAATAGCGATAATATCGGAATTGATCCGATAATGAGCTACGGTGCGGGTCATAGCTCCACACATCACCGCGTTACGCTGGACGCGCGAGGGAGTGCGGGATATCGTCGTTCTGTTTCGGGGGTGGGGCAGATGGCGAACAACAATGCCGCCGGTTGCGGCGGATGGATCGTGGCGCTGCTGCTGGGAATTGGGCTGCTCAGCCAATGCGGAAAGGACGACCTCCCTCGCGCCGACGCAGCCAGCGGCATAAACAGCCTGGCGGCTGTGCCTGCTGCGACACCCAGTCGCTACCTGTATGTGCAGGCGAACACGCTGAACTGCCGTGCTGATCCGTCGACCTCGAGCCCCATCGTCGCGAAGCTGTCAGTGAATGATCAGGTGCCCGTTCTGGAAGACCGAGACGGATGGTCATTGGCCAAGCGAGTTGAGAACTGCTGGGTTCGCACCAGCTATCTCGCCGCGAGCCGAAAATATATCCCGCCGCCTCGGGCGACGCCCCAGCGGAGCTATTCTGGCACCAGTTCTTCGAGATCCACTTCGCGCCGATCTTATGGAGACGCAGGCATCTGTCCGTGCCGAGGTAACAACGTCTGCATCGGCCCAAGGGGAGGGCGCTATTGCATCACGTCCGGCGGGAACAAGCGGTACGGCGTATAGAAGAACGGCGGCTCCATCCGGGGCCGCCGTTTCCAATTGACCGATCGATCGCTCAGTCTGGGTTCGCGATTGGCGGCGTCGCCGGTGGAGCCTTTGCCGCTTCCTCCTCCAGCTTTCGGCGCTGGTCGGGGTTTTCGTCAGGCTGAGGCGTGGTGACGCTGGGATCGGGCTCTTGTTCCCGGCGCTCAGCTTCGTCGGTCTCACGCCTGGCTTGCTCCTGCAGGCTGTCCTTATCGGCAGGGCTGCGAGGGCCTTGGTCGTTTACGGTCATCATTTCCTCCCAGGCCAGTTAGGTGCCGGTGCCAAAGCCCTTCGGACCACCAGCGCCCGCGGCGCCGTCGCCGCCCGTCGAGGGCGTTGGGTTCCGGTCGGCTGGATTGTTGTTCGCCAGCGGATCTTGGTTGGCTCCGCCCTTGCGGGCTTGGCGGCCGGCTTCGACTTCATCGCCGTCCAGGTCAGGCGCTTCGTTGGGATCGCGGTTCGGATCGTTCGGTTGGACGTCGGTCATGGTCATCTCCCTGTTTGTTGCCTGAAACCAAGCGGTGGGAGGCTCGTCGGTTCCTAATGCCCAGCTACTTCACAAGCTGAAACGGCCCGGCGAGAGCAGAGGGGGTCGCTCTCAAGCCGGGCCGATGATCCCACCGGCGGAATGGGACCAACCAGCTCCGAGGAACTGCACGCTCGCGCGTAAAGCGGCAGAGGATGGGAACCACTGAATGCGCGTGCGTGGATGTGACGGTCACAACCTGCGCGAGAGCAATCAACTCACAAGGGTGTTAGTGCGCCACAAGGTCGCACATCGCCCCAGGCGACAAGGCTAGAGCTTAGCCCGCGCCTTCTCCAGGCGGGCCTGTAGTGTCTCACGCTGCGCTTCATAGGCCGTCCGTTCCTCGTCTCGGCTCGCTCTAAGGGCTTGCAGCTCTTCATCCAGCCGCCGTGCGGCCTGACCGTGCATGGTGTCCAGGTCGTCCAAGGCGAGTTGGGCTTCCTCCACTCGCTTCCGATCGGCGGTGCTGTGCTGTTTCGTCTTCTTCGCCGCGCCTCTCTTCGGAGCGCTCGCTGGCAGCGCCACGTCTAGTTTGCGCTCAATCACCATGCCGGGTGAAGCCTTGGCGGCGTCAGCATCGGGGCTATCGTCGACTTCCTTGGCCAAGCCGGAGGCGAAGAGGTCCTGGCCGCTGCCCCAAGCCACAAGGGCCTTCGGGCGCGAGCTGGCCGCCACAGTGAAAGTGTGGAACCCGTCCGACCACTCGAACAGCTTGAGCCGCTGCGCCATCAAGTCTTTCCCTCTTACTTCGGGAGAGAAGCCGAGAGGCGAAGGAGCGTTCCCGCCTAACAAAAACCCCGCCTGGTGGGGCGGGGTTGTGAATTTCGGGGATGGGAGATCGCTGTGCGTTGACCGAGCGCCCAAGTCTGCAATTGTGGGGTTCGCGATCTGTTCTGGATTCGCCTGTGCGTTAAAGCGCAGCCACCGGCGGAGGGATCGCCTAGGAACGTCACCCCTCCGCCTCACAAAAGGCTCTCCCTTTATGTCATCCCAACCCTCTTCCGTCCAGCCGCGGCTCGACCTCATTCCTCACGACTATCGTGGCGAAATCATCGGTCAGCGAGCAAAGGACGGCTACATCAATGCCACCGCTATGTGCAAAGCGGCAGGCAAGGCGTTTGCTGACTATAATCGCTCTAAGAGCGCGAATGAGTTTCTGACCGAGTTGTCAGGGTCCATGGGAATTCCCATGGACCAGCTAACAGTGCAGATCACTACCGGGCCGAACGATCTCCGAGGAACCTGGGTTCATCCCCAGGTCGCAATCCACCTGGCACAGTGGTCGTCCGCGCGTTTTGCAGTGCTGGTATCGCGTTGGGTGTTCGATTGGATGACGGGGGCCGACCGGGCCGAGCGCGCCTGGCGGATTTTCAATGAGCGCTTGGACCTCATTCACGATCGCGTACCGCTTGGCTATTTCTGCGTATTTCGCGAAACCGCTGACCTCTATGCCGCCCTTTTACGGGGAGGCATCAATCCAGGGCTGAAAATCCTGATAGACATCAGCGTCGGCAAGGTTTGGGCTCGCTATTGGCGTGCAGAGAGCCTCGAAAGCCGCTTCGGCCGAGCCTTGAAGTTCGAGCATTTCTACCCGAGCTTCTACAGTCAAGCGCTGTCGAACCCGCAGACGCCCTACTGCTACCCCGAAGACGCACTGCCCGCGTTCAGGCGGTGGCTACGTGATGTTTACGTTCCGACGAAAATGCCGAAGTACCTCCAGCGCTTAGTGCGTGACGGCAAGATTGCTCTCGAAGAGGCTACGGGAGTTATTGCTGCGCTCGAGGCGCGAGAACGCCAGCGATCCCTGCCGTCGGCCGCATAGACTCCGGGGGAGGCTTCGGCCTCCCCATTCAATCCGTTGCACCTAAGGCGTCTTTGGCGCTCGCTATGAGAGTAGCTACGCATTCACTCCAATCGGCGGCCTGGTCTTCAGAAAGGTCGGTGCGAAACGGAATGGCGCTTCGTCCGCCGTTCATTTGCACCCCGACTGTAACGGCAGAAACAACGGCTACATGTCCGATTGCGTCTGCGGTCGCTGATCCCAGTGTGAAGGAAATCAGGCGGTAGCCAGCATCCTCGCTGACCAGCGTTGAATTGATATCTACGGCGTTAGAAGCGAAGCCGGTGATCAAATAGCCCGTGTCGGGGAGGCGCAGCGTCTGGCCGTCCAAGACCGTGACTTTGAGCATGGCCGATACATCGCCAGCCCCGAAATGGTAGAGGTTAAATGAACCGTCCGCTCCGACGGCCCGCCCGCCAAAATAGAGGTTATCCCGCTTCACTGATTTGAAATTCAGCGCACAACCGCGAAGCGCTCCATCGCCGAATACCGGCGTCACGGTTGCCTCGCTCCAACGATCTTCGGCTTGGCCGATCAACAAAAGCGCCGCAATCAAACCAATCATTCAATCACCCCGCCTTAGCCATGCAGTCCGGCCAGCTACTCCGGTGTCCCTCGAACCGTCGTCCTGAACTGGCGCCACCCATGCTCGCCCCGGATCGGCTTGAGCGTTCCCCGAGAGACGGTGGCGACAGCCTCCGCTCCGAAGTCGGACCCTTCGATTGACTGCGAGATCAAGGTGCAATTTCGAACCTCGCCGGTGTCAGCATTGGCCTCGCATTCCACGACGGCAAATTCATCTGGGGCAGACGGAGTTGTGGCGCATCCGGCCAGGATCGCCATGGGTAATGCCACTGGCACGCGTTTCATTGATCGTCCCCCTGCGGTCGTCGTTGAGCAGCTCATTCAGCCTTAGCCATGCAGTCCTTGCGCTATCAGGCCCGGCGGGTGATCCAGCGGATGCGGCCCACGATCCGCACCTGCTCCTCTGGCACCTGATACTCGCCGTGAAGCGGGTTATCGGACTTGATTCGAACCTGACGCGGTTCACTTCCGGGTATGCGCTCGACACGCTTACAGACGAGAGCGTCGCCATCCCAAACGGCGAAGATGCCGGGTAGTCCGATCCGTGAATCGTTCATGTCGATCAGCACGAAGTCCCCGCTTGAGAGCGTTGGCTCCATGCTGTCCCCGATCACTTCCTGAACCGTGGCGTTGCCGGGCGACATGCCCAACTGGTCTACGACCAAGAAACGGGGATAAGGCCACTCTCGTTTGGTGGTCTCGGCTCCGACATAGAAGCCGTCCCCGGCCGATAGGCGCACATCGTATTCTGGAAGCATGACGACGTTAGATAAGTCGGCGTGTGCGTCAGTTTCGGGCGGAAGGTCGGCTTCTTCGGGTTCGAAATAGGAGAGGGGCTTGCCCAAGATGCGCCGGATGGCGTTGCGGTGGGTGGGCCAGCTCTTCAGCTTGCCGTTTTCTATGTCCGAAATCACGGATTGTACCACGCCAAGCGCCTTGCCGAGGTCGCCTTGCGTCATGCCGCGGTCTTTGCGTGCGGCCTTAACTCGTTCACCGATGGTATCCATAGGCCATGTATGGCCGATACGGTATCGGTCTGCGCCCGATAAATCGGAGCTTGCGATTATCGGTTGATCCGATATTATCGCCTCATGTCCGATAATGTCATTGATCATCTCACCTCTCCCGAGCGCTTCGTCACCCAGACGAGGTTGGCCGAGGCGGCAGGCGTCCGCCCGCACACGATCAGCGAAAAGCGGCAAACCAACAGCCTGACCCACGCGCAAATGCGCCGCATCTTGGTTGTCGCTCCGCAGATGGGCGTCTCGATCAGCCCGGATGACTTCTTCCCGGGCGTCATGGTCGAAGCTGAGCCCGCCAACGACACCTCTCCCTCATCGGAGGCTGCGTAGCCCATGCGCGCCTCTCCGAAATCGCGTCCCTCCCACGCGATGACAGCCCGCCGGGGGCACCGTCCCCCCGCTAGCCTCCGGCGGGCACCCTCATGACCGACGCCGAATACGCCCGCATCGCGGAGATCGTTCACGGCGTCCTCGTGCGGACGCTGCATCCGAGCGTCCTGCGCCCGTCGCCCGAACCTCCTCCCCAACCCGCCAATGATCCCGACCCCGAGCCTCCGTTGCATGCGGCCTGAGTAGGCCTCGCTCGAGGAAGCGTCACCTTGCAAGCTGCTGGATAAGCGCAATGAACGAAGACAGAACATTCGACCACGCTAGGCTCAAGGCCCTCTTCGCCAAGCTGGTCGTGAAGGTCGGCCGACAAGATGCGGCTGCGGCGCGCCTTGGCGTCAGCCGCCAGCGCGTTTCGCAACTGTGCAGCGCCAATCCCGAGCACGCCCGCGATATCCCGACGTGGGAACAGGTGTGGACCCTGGAGGACGCTTGCGGCCAGACGGTGATCTTCGGAGCCTTCGCCGCGGAGATCGAGCCGCCCGCCGTCACCTCGACCGCCTGTCCGGTGAAAGAATCCCACGACGTGGTTCAGGCTGCCGCCGCCATCCTCCCCATCGCCTCGGCGATCCAAGCGGGTGATCTGGCCGCCATCGACGCCCTGATGGATGGCCTCGACCGTGTGAAGCACGAAGCCCGCGAACTGCGCGCTGTCGCCACGAACGTCACGCGCCTTCGGGAGGCCTGCTGATGTTCGGCTTTCGCACCCTAAGGGCTCGCTATCGCCTCGCCGTCGCTGAGGCCGACTTTCTCCGCTGCAAGGACGAGTGGAACGAGGCGTATCAGCGCCAGGACACCCGTCGCATGAGCATTGCTGGCGCTAACCTGAGGGCAGCGCGGAATGCACAGATGCGCGCCGAGATGGACGCCGCCAGCCTGCGCCGCCGCCCCAAGGTGGGAGTGGCGCAATGACCCAGCGCGTCAACGTCCAGACCTGTACTCTGCGCCGGGATGGCCAGCATTTGGTCACGTATCGGGTCGGTTCGTCGGTCTACTCCGCCCTTTCTCCTAAGCCCGTCCAGCCGGGGACCGACGTGAGCGTGCGCGACGGTAAGGTGATCGGATGACCCGCGCCACCAACGCCGGAGCCCAAGGCAATGCTGGTGTCTTTGCTACCTGTCGCCGGGGCGGGCTCACCCACGAGGAAATCCGCGAGATCGAAGCTCACCGGGCCAAAGATCGGCCGACGCCGTGGCAGGCCCTGGCCATTCGCTACGGCCGGTCAGAGATTGAAATCCGCGCGCTGTTCCAGACGAAGCCCGCGAACGACGTCGCACCTGCTTGGCCGTTGGGCGCCTGTGACGCGCCGGTCCGCAGTCTGATCGAAACTGTGTGCCGTCAGCACGGCGTGACGCCGAAGTCGCTTCGTCCGAACCCTGCCAACGGGCAGCGCGAGGGCGTGAGCAACATGCGCGCCTTACGGGCCTGCGTCGCCACCGTGCGGGCGGCTTTCCCAAGCCTGACGCTGATCCAGCTCGAGGGCATCTTCCTCCGGGACAAGGCCTACATCAGCAACCTGATCAAACAGGGGCGGGCAGCATGAGCGCCCAGATCATCCCCCTGAATCCGCAGCGATGCACCGCACTCGCGCCCTCCGAACAGGTCGCCCGCATCTCCGACGTCGTCACCGGCGAGATCGCCAGCATGGCGTCGGATCGCAAGGACAGCATCCGTGTTGCGCGCCTCTTCACCCGCCAAGCCGCCCTCTACGCCGGCTGGCTTCAACCGCTTGAGACGGCGCAGAGCCTGCGCGCCTTGGCCGACGAACTGGAGGGCATGGCGTGAGCACGATCAACATCGCCGATGTCCGGGTTAACGGCGGAACGCAGTCGCGCGCCGCCATCGATCGCGGCGTCGTCTCCGAATATGCGGACGCCATCAGGGACGGCACCACGTTCCCGCCGATCACCGTCTTCTTCGACGGATCGTCCTACTGGCTCGCAGACGGCTTCCACCGCTACGAAGCCTATGCGCTGGCCCAGATCTATGATGCCCCCGCCGATATCCGGCAGGGGACACAGCGGGACGCCATCCTGTTCAGTGTCGGGGCCAACGCCTCGCACGGCCTGCGCCGTACGAACGACGACAAGCGCCGCGCCGTCCAGACTCTGCTGAACGATCCGGAGTGGGCCGTCTGGAGCAATCGTGAAATTGCCCGCCAGTGCCAGGTCGATGAGAAGACCGTCCGTCGTTACCGGGAAGAGGCATCTGCGGAAAAGCCGCAGATAGCGCCGGAGCGGACCGTCACCCGCAGCGGCACGACCTACCAGCAGAACACATCCAACATCGGCGCGTCGTCAAAACCCGATCAAGCCATGAGCGAGCGGGACACCCCTGCGCCTGCTTCTGAGGAAGATGCGGGCCGGGACGCCGCGCCAGCGCTTGAAGATGAGCCCGTTGCTGATGATCCGGACGCCAAGGTTCGGCGCAAACTGGCGCGGCTGACTACTGACGGGCTGATCGACGAAGTGATCGGACTGCGAGCTGACCTCGACGACGCCAAGGTGAAGATCGACACCGTCTCGGCCGAGCGGGACGATCTGAAGGCCAAGCTGAAGGAGGCCACGTCGGCCGACCTGGGGCGCGCCCTCGGCAATGCGCAGCGTAGGGCGGACACCGCCACCGGTCGCATGAATGAGTACATGGCCCAGGTGAAGCGGCTGGAATACCGGCTGAGGAAAGCCGAAGCGCGGGTCAAGGAACTGGAGGAAATGGAGGTCGTGCCAGCATGACCTCGATCCTCGATCGCATTCGCGCCAATGGCGGCGACGTCGTACGTCAGGAATGGCGTTTCGCTCTCCGGCGCGGCCGCCTGACCCAAGAAGCCGTCGCCTGGGTACGTGCACGCTGGGCCGAAGTGTGCCGCGAGGTGTGGCCGCTCTTCGACCTGTGGGAAGAGCGCGCAGCTATCATGGAATTCGATGGCGGGCTGCCACAGGCCGAAGCCGAGCGCGCCGCTTATGCGGAGGTCGCCGCGTGCTGAACCTCTTCGAAACCAAAGAGATCGTTCTGCGCCCCTATCAGGACGGCGCCATCGAGTCGCTGCGCGAGAATATCCGTGCGCACATCCGGCGGCTGATCCTGTGCGCTGGCACCGGCGCAGGGAAAACCATCTGCGCCGCCCATCTCCTGAAGGAGGCCAGCCGCAAGGGGAGCTACGCCCTCTTCATCGTCGACCGCGTCGCCCTGGTGAACCAGACGTCGGAGGTCATGGACGAGTACGGCGTCGAGCATGGCGTCATCCAAGGGATCAATCGTCGTTGGTCTCCGCGTGAGCACGTCCAGATTTGCTCGGCCCAGACACTGGCCCGCCGTGGACTCCCGCGGGAGCCTGACCTGATCATCGTGGACGAATGCCACGCCCAGTATCAGTCTACGCTTGACCTGATGGCCCGCTATCCCGACGCGGTGAAGATCGGCCTGACGGCGACGCCCTTCACCAAGGGCATGGGCAACTACTGGGACGGGATGGTCAACGTCATCCCGACGCGCCAGCTCATCGCTGGGGGCTATCTGGTCGAGCCCAAGATCTACATCGCGCGAAGCCCCGACGAGAGCGAACTGACCCGCAACAGCTCTGGCGAGTTCTCCGACGAGAGCGCTGCCTCGGCCGGGATCAAGATCGTCGGTGACGTGGTCAAGGAGTGGGAAGCCAAGACGCAGGAGCACTTCGGCGGGCCTGCCAAGACGATTGTGTTCAGCCCCACCGTGGAGCATGGGCGGGAACTCTGCGCAGCGTTTGCCGCGGCGGGCTACAACTTCCAGCAGATCAGCTACCTCGACAAGGACGATGACGCTCGCGCCGAAAAGATCGCGGAGTTCCGGCGCCCGGACAGCATCATTCACGGCCTGGTGTCCTGCGGCGTGCTGACGAAGGGCTTTGACGTCCCTGACGTTCGGATTGGCGTCTCCTGCAAGCCGTATCGCAAGAGCCTGTCCAGCCACATGCAGGAGATCGGCCGCGTCATGCGCACGATCCCCGGCGAGGAGAAGAAGGCGCTCTGGCTCGACCATAGCGGAAACTTCGAACGCTTCGCCCTCGACATGTACGACGTCTGGGAGAATGGCCCAGGCGAGCTGGACAAGGCCGAGAAGCGCGACAGCGTGGCCCGTGAGCGCGATCCCCAGGTGCGAGAGAAGGTCGTCTGTCCGGAATGCTCGGGCGGTCTCAGCGGGAACACCTGCATGTCCTGCGGTTGGGAGCGCCCAGCCCGCTCACACATCCATGCCGTTGAAGGCGAACTGAAGGAGTTCGACCCTTCGACGCTGGGCATCGAGGCCCGCGCCGGCCTTCGGGCGGAGTGCCTGAAGAGCCCGCGAGATGTCTGGAAGGCCGCGCTCCACTACTGCGCACAAGCCACACGGAAGGGCGAAGATCACGCGAGGCGCTGGGCCTATGGATCGTGGCGCGGCATCTACCCGAGCGCAAAACTCCCCTCTGGTTGGTACGACATGGCGGTCCCTGCCGTTGTCGACCCGAACGCCTATGCGCTTATCGAGCGCGAGGTGAAGCGCTTCCGCAAGCAGAGTAATCTGCGGAGGGCCGCATGATCGCTCTCTCCCTGGACGAGGCAATGCGCCGGGCCTGCGACGCAGTGAAGGTCGCGCCTCCCAAACGTCGATGCACGCCAGGCCGATGGACCCGTACAGACTCGCTCGGGAAGAACGGCAAGAACGATGCTGCCGTGAAAATCGACGACGATCAGAAGGGTGGCTTCGTCTACAACTACCAGACGGCTCAGGGTCAGAAATTCCGCATCGACGGCGCCAATGACAACCGCCCGGCCGATCCCAAGATCGAAGCCCAGCGGCGGGCTCGAGAAGCTGAGCGCGAGGCGGAGCGCCGCCAGGTCGAGCGCATCTGCGTCGACATAGTCCGGGGCTCTCGGACGGACGTTCATCCCTATCTCAAGGCGAAGGGTTTCTCTGAGGAGAAGGGTCTCGTCTGCGACGACCCGCGGGATTTCTTTCCGTCAGGTCGTCTCGGAGAAATGCTGGCCCACGCTCTGCCAGAGGCCCAGGGACCGCTCCTGATCGTGCCGGGCCGCGTCGGCAAGACGATCACCACGCTCCAGTTCATCGCGCCGGATGGGACGAAGAAGAACATCCTAAGGGGCGTCATGTCCGGCGCTTCTCACAGGATCGCCTCTGGGCGCGATACGTGGGTCTGTGAGGGGATCGCAACGGCAATGACCGTGCGGGCCGCCCTGCGTCTCCTGGGCGTATCTGCGACGGTCCTTTCAGCCTTCTCGGCATCCAACGTCGGGCAGGTGGCTGAAGCCATCGCTGGCTCGCGGATCGCTGCCGATCACGACAAGCCGGTGGAGAGTCTTGAGGGGCTCGGCGCTGGCGAGTTCTACGCGCGCCGCTCGGGCCGGACATGGGTCATGCCTCCGGCCCTGGGCGACGATTTCAACGACATGCACCAGCGGGAGGGTCTTAGGGCCGTCGCCCTGCGCCTCAGAGAGGCAATCTGACAGATGCGAGCATCCCTCTCACGCTCAAAGAGAGAGGGACCATTCCGACCGGTCGGTTTCGAGGAGAGACGGCGGCGGCGGATATGGGAAGGCCCACCGTGGGGCAGGAACCTGGGCAAGCGCAGTCCTAAAGAGAGAAGCGCGGTTCCCGGCGCGTCGCAATGGCGCCGACATAGTAGCTCTCAACGAGGCGGGGGATGCGACCCCATCGCTTCGGCCCAAGGCGGCGGCCCGGCTCCGGCCAGCAAGACCACCACGGGCATGGGGACTAGCCGCTGAGGACCGAAATCCTCGGGGGCTAGTCGTCCTATGCCCGGACAACAACCCTCTCACAACCAGCAACTACCTTATCGGAAATGGAGCAGTAGCGATGAAGGTAACGGCGGAAGAGATCGAGGCCGCGAAGACAGATGCGGGCGGATGGACCCGAGAGAAACTCGCCGAATGGGGTGTGCCGTGGCCGCCGCCCAAAGGCTGGAAGAAGACCCTGATTTCGAAGCGCAAAGGAGCAGCGACATGAGCAGGAAGAAGAAACAGAAGATCACGCTCCGCAAGGTCGCCAGTGTGGAGGTGGCCGAGGCTCCGGTCGTCTCAAATGATCAGCTACGTGATCGCCGAGCCGAGATCGCCCGCCTGAAGGCGCAGGGCGCCGAGGTCAACGCGGACAAGCGCTCTGGGGTGATCCTCGCTGCATGGCGCCGGGACGTCTTCACGATCCTGCGGACGCGCTACGGCAAGCCGTCCGAGGGCTATCCCAAGGGCAAGCCCGCGCTCTCGCAACGCGCGTATGAGGCGTTTCGCGCCCATGAACTGGACATCCACATTTCCGCCGGCGCGACGGGCGGAGAACGCAGGCCGGACTACATCCGCGCCACGTCCGATGGTGCGCCAGGCCAGAACATCACGCAGGAGGCCATCGACGGCGCTACTCGGGTCAAGAAGACCCTCCAAGGGTTGAGCCCCTCGGATGCTCGCCTTCTCACGGCACTCATGACGGGTGATCGCGCGCTGGCGAAGAACTGGCGCGCCACGGTCCAGGCCGAAACCGGGGAGACGGCCGACGAGGGACAGACGGCCCGTATCCGGGCGCTGGGCGACAACCTCATCCACGCCCGCGGCGTCGCCACGGCCAAGCCGAAGGAGGTGGCGAACGACGCCGTTCCGCTTGAGCCGCATCAAAAGCCGCTGACGTGGTTCCGGGGCGCGGATTTCGGTTAGGAGCAGTCATTGCTCGACCGGTCGAAGCAGGGTACGAAAAGACAAGGTTGCTTCGCGCGTCCATCAAAAGGCTCCTCCCTCTCGGGCGGGGCCTTTTTCAATTCCACAGCGGGTCAGATATCGGGAGCGGGCGGGATTGGCGGCCAAGGGCAGCTAGGAGCCATTTCCTGAATGCTCGCGAAGATCGCGATCATCTCGACACGCTGCTTGCGGACCCTTTCGAGTAGGGCTTCAGCGGCATCAGGTGTCAGAGATCCGTCAGAGACGCCCTCCGCCACCTTGGCTCCATAAATCGTTTGATGGGCGTCGTACTCTTCGAGCATCTCCATCATTGGCATGAAGTCGCGCATGACAGTGTCGTACTTGATGAGGGCGGCTTGCCGCATTTGGTGGTCACGAATGTCGAGCTCGTCCCCGCCAGCTGCAACGAGCTCGGTCAGGCATTTGTTCGATGGCAGTTCGGCCGGGGCCTGAACGAGAGCGGCAGCAAGCAGTAAGGCCAACATAGATCAGTCCCTTCCGGTGAGCTGACGGCGTTAGCCCCAGAGCCCGCGATGCTCAACGGCAAAGCTGAAAGGTGCGGCCTCAGATCGCGCCCGATTTCCCCTCGTCTGCAAAAGCACGGGGGCTGAGGCGTTCACAGCGCCTCAAACCGCAGGCTGGACCCCTGCACCTTGGATGGCCGTCGCCGTCCTCAGTCCCGTCACCGATGCATCCGGCGGGACAAGCAAGAGCAGTCCAAACGACATGGAGTCAAAACCAAACGGGGCGCCGCTCGGCGTCCTGCGACCGATTCTGACGGTAGCCAGCCAGGCGGACTTTGCGGAGGCGATGAAGCAGAGGCGTCTGGAAATGGGCCTGACGCAGATGGAGCTGGATCACATAGCCGGCTTCCACGACGGCTACTCGGCCCATCTCGAAACACCCTTCACGAAGACGGGGAAGAAGAGCTTCAAGCTAACGCCCATGGCGACGATCTGGCTGGCGGCTCTTGGTCTTCGGCTGGCGCTCATCCCGGCGTGCTGTCGGTCCAGTGCGGTGAGCGCGTACCGGCAGGAAGTTACGGGAAAGCGGTCTGAGGCCTGTTGCCCAGGCAAACCGCAGTCGGCTTCGTACGCGAGGTCGGCCAGTAACCCAGAGACACTATGACCGACATGATTATGTTTCCGGAAGATCCGGAAGCTCCGCGCCCCTCGTGGCCTCCGCGCCAAATTGGCGGCCGCCTTCGTAATGAGAAGCAGGCCGACTGGCTGTTCGATGACGACCTGACCGTTCGCTATGACGCCGACAAGGACGACATCGAGCCGGTAGGCGTTGCGACGCTCAACCAGCTGGCAGGTTACGAGTTTCTCCGCGTGGATCCTCAACCTCCGCGCCGCGTAACGCAGGACAGCCTGATCGCCCAAGCAGCGATCTACGAGCGCAAGGCGGACGTGTACGATTCGATGCTGTCATCGATGGAGTACGCACGACGTAACGCTATCGGTAACGATCGCGGCGAAACCGGAGCGATGCTGGCCGCTCTGTGGGCTGGCATCCAAGGCATGCTGAACCGCAAGAAGGGTTCTGACCTGCGCAAGCAGGCGGCGGAGCTGGGTCACTAAGCTTCGCAATCGGGTTCTTTCCCAAAGGCTCCGCCATTAGGCGGGGCCTTTTCTCTGAGCGGACGCTACCTTGGATCTCTCAGGACGGGCGTCCAGTGCGGTGAGGGATCCAGGCCGCACGGCCACGCTCACGGACAAGGATGCGCTGTTGCATCCCTGTCCAGCATATCAGGAAGCAACCTAGCGCCGAGAGCGCCCTGAACTGCTGGCTCCTCCCAAGCCTGGAGCCTGAGAATGACTTCTGAAGTCGACCCGATTGTTGTGGTGGGTAAGCGTAAGCGCGTCGGTGATAAGCCCTATTTCGGACCTGACGGTGGCAGTGGCGGCGTCGTTGATGGTGGGGGCTGGGGTGGTGGCAGCGCCGGCATGACGCAAGGCCAAGTCGATCTTGAGAACAAGCGCCAAATGGACTGCGCCGCTAACAAGGCGGCTGAGGCGATCAAGGCGAAGCCGAACAGCAACAAGAATGAGTGGTTCAGCCACGTCTTCAAGGATGCCAACGACAACACGGCCTATCATGCGCCGCGGGGTGGGGCGGGGGCAGAAATCCCTGTCGCGACTTTCGATGCAGCGCGGGCGGAGTTTGGCATCGCTTCGTCGAACGTATTGGCCATCATCCACAATCACCCCGCTGACGAGTACTGCAACGGCGATATTGGGAACGGAACGATCGACCCTGCATGGAAGGCGCGTCAAATCGCTTTTAACCAATTCCCGTCGGATAATGATTGGGGATATGCGGCGTCGCTCAATAACCCCGACCTTACCCTCTATGTTGTCGGTTGCGACGGTCTCACCCGCAGTTTTAAATTTGCGGAAATGAGTACGCTACGTCCGCTGGTGGATCCACTGACCATGCCCACGGCACCGATCCCGCCGCTTCGGGCCAAAGTGCCCCCGTCTTGCACCTAACGTAGCAGTGGGAATGGCTGGGCTCCGGCCCAGCCATAACCGCCTTTAAGAGAATGAGACGTTTGGAAGTAGCCCGCCCTTGGTCGTTCAAAACCAAGAACGGTCGCTGGACTCTTGAGCCAAGGGGGCCTCGCTGGGTGCCAGAAATCGTAGCTTTGGCCGCCGAAAGCGACGGGGTGGCGAAGCGCTCCTGACCATGTTCGGCTCTACGGGAATGGCTGGATCAGGACTGGGCGCAGGCGTCCGAGGATTGCGGGGGCCTCTTCCGCCCCATTGTCCAGTTGGCCATCATTCGAACCTTGGGGTTCGGCGCGCACCAGATTTCGCCCGTCTCGTTGATGGCTGTGACCCAGATCAGATTGTGCTCCTGGCCATAGTCGATGACGGCGAAGGCATAGCCTGCGCCCTTATCAGCGACATGGATCGGCAGGGGCGGGTCGAGTTGCGTGAACGTCATGGGTTCCTCCGGGCCCCTACAACGCCAGCGCTTGAGGCCGGGTTTCCTGAGCCCAGAACAGTTCGAAGGAGGAACGCATGGTCCCCATGAAAGCCCTCGCCGGCTTCTCGCTGGCTGACGGCTCGGCAGCCGCCGGCGCCACCTTCAACGCCAAGGACGCCAAGGCTGCGGATCGCCTGGAGGCGGCTGGCGTTGCGGAACGGGTGAAGGCTGAGGCCCGGCCCGCGCCGAAGGCCGAAGCGAAGAAGGCCGGTGCGACCCCTACCGCCGCCTGACCTGCTGGAGGTCAGCGTCGCCAACATCGACCGCTTCGTCGCATCTCCTGATCTGACGGAATGGTTGAGCGCGACGTTCATCGACGACGGCGGGGACCTCACGAACGAGGACCATGCCCACCTCAGACAGGCCAGCATCGGCACGCTCTGGACGACAGCGGCGAACTCACGTCAGGGCCGCGCCGTCGTCGGTCAGGCCGAGATCGGCTCACCCCGCGCTATGGGGCGTTGGGCCAAGGCTCGCGCCGAGCAACAGGTCAGGGAGTGGTTCGGCCATATCCCCGACTTCATCCTGACCTTCAGCGCCCCGTATGCGGCGCAAGCCACAGACGCCGAGTTCTGCGCCCTAGTCGAGCACGAGCTTTACCACTGCGGCCAAGAACGCGACGAGTGGGGCGCCCCGAAGTTCCGAAAGAGCGGATTGCCCGCTTTCACCATACGCGGCCACGACGTCGAAGAGTTCGTCGGTGTGGTCCGCAGATATGGCGCAGATGCCTCCGGGGTCAGGGACCTTGTAGAGGCCGCGTCCCATGAGCCGCTGATAGGCAGGGCATCGATCGCACAGGCTTGCGGGACGTGTTTGCTGAGGGCGGGCTGATCCTGAGGTGTTCCTGATGGCGGGCAAGCCGAAACTGAAGCTTCCCCCTGAGGCTCAAACCTACGCCGTGCAAGCCCTGGCCTGCTTCGACGCTCCGACTGTGGTGGCTGAGGCGATCAGGAAAGAATTCGGGGTGAGCATCACGCCGCAGAGCGTTGAGGCCTACGATCCGAACAAGCGAGCTGGCTCCAGGCTGGCTCCGAAGTGGCGCACTTTATTCGAAGAGACCCGGCAGACCTTCCTGGAAGACACCAGCAAGATCGCCATCTCGCACCGGGCCGTCCGCCTCCGGGCGCTCCAGCGGATGGCTGAGAAGGCCGAGACCATGGGCAACATCGCCCTGGCTGCGCAGTTGTTCGAACAAGCCGCGAAGGAAGCGGGCGACAGCTACACCAACCGGCGCGAACTTACCGGAAAGAACGGGGCACCTCTGCCGGCGACCGCGCCCGCCGTCGTGATGTACCAGCTGCCCGACAATGGACGCGGCTGAAGCCACGGTCATCCGGCCGCAGCCGGGACCGCAAGAAACCTTCCTCGGCAGTTCGGCCGACATCGCCATATACGGCGGCGCGGCAGGCGGGGGGAAAACCTGGGCGCTCCTGATGGAGCCGCTCAGGCACATCGGTAACGAGAACTTCGGCGCGGTATTCTTCCGGCGCACGACGGTCCAGGTCCGCAACGAAGGCGGGCTCTGGGACGAGAGCGAGAAGCTCTATCCGGTCATTGGGGCGACGCCGAAAGAGCACGTCCTGAGTTGGCAGTTTCCCTCCGGGGCGACGGTCAGCTTTGCTCACCTCGAGCACGACAAGACCGTCCTGAACTGGCAGGGCTCGCAGATCCCGCTGATCTGCTTCGATGAGCTGACGCACTTCAGCCAGAAGCAGTTCTGGTACATGGTCAGCCGGAACCGTTCGATGTGCGGGGTTCGGCCCTATATTCGGGCGACCTGCAATCCGGATGCGGATAGCTGGGTCGCAGAGTTCATCTCCTGGTGGATCGACCAGGAGACCGGACTTCCCATCTCGGAGCGCGCCGGGGTGGTGCGCTGGTTCGTCCGCATCAACGACACGCTGATCTGGGCCGACGATCCGACCGAGCTCGAAGAGAAACATCCGGGCATTCCGCCCAAGTCGGCCACCTTCATCCCGGCTAAGCTGACGGACAATGCGGCCCTGATGGCTGCCGACCCCGGCTACATGGCCAACCTGCTGGCCCTGCCCAAGGTCGAGCGCGAGCGGCTTCTCGCGGGTAACTGGAAGATCAGGGCGGCGGCGGGCCTACTGTTCAAACGGTCGTGGGTGACCGTGGTGGATGCCGCTCCAACCGATCTGCGCATCGTGCGGGGCTGGGACTTGGCCGGGACCCCCAAGGTGGACGGGAACGACCCCGACTGGACGGCTGGCACGAAGATCGGCCAATCCCGTTCGACCGGCCGCTACATCGTCCTGCACCACGTCAGGGATCGGGACACGCCGCACAAGATCGAGGCACTCATCTCGAACACAGCCTCGCAGGACGGACGAGAAGTCGAGATCAGCCTTCCGCAGGACCCCGGCCAGGCGGGCAAGGCCCAGGTCGCGACACTGATCAAGATGCTGTCGAGCTACACGGCTCGCGCCACGCCAGAGACCGGCGACAAGGAAACCCGTTTCGGACCGTTCTCGGCGCAATGCGAAGCCGGAAACGTCGATGTCCTGCGCGGTCCCTGGAACGAGGAATGGTTCATGGAACTAGAAGCCTTTCCCGACGCCGCGCACGACGATGACGCGGACAGCACGGCGCGTGCGTTCAACACTCTGTCGCTGGCGCCGCCGCCCGCTCGCAAGGTGAAGGTCAGCTTCTGATGGCGGTGAACGAACGCGATCCGGCTTGGGCGGCACATGCAGACGCCCGGAAAAAGGTGCATGACCTCCTGAGCGGCCGAGAGGATGCGCTTGGCTATGTGCGCGCTCTGCCAGGTCACGACGAGGCCACGGCGCAGCGGTTCCGCGAAGGGGCCTACTACCTACCGGTCACGGCTCGCACGGCAGAGGCTTTCAGCGGGCTGGTCTTCGGCAAGACCCCTACGCGCTCGAACCTCGACGCTCTGGACGCCTATCTCGGCGATGTGACGGGCTCTGGCCAGGACATCGACCGCTTTGCCGAGCAGGGTTTTGACGGCATCCTTTCGACCGGCGCTGTCATGGTGCTGGTGGACTATCCCGATGCTCCGGTTGGCGCGACCAAGGCTGACGCAGAGGCTGAGGGCGTCAGGCCCACGCTGAAGCTCTACGACGCTACGGCGATCCTCGCGGCCCGCGTTCAGAAGGTCGGGGCGGCGCTGAAGCTGGCGCACATCCGCGCGGCCGAGCAGGTCGAGGAACGAGACGAGGCAGATGAGTTCAAGCTGAAGCAGGTCGCTCAGGTCCGTGTGCTGGATCTGGATGAGGCTGGCTTCTACCGGCAGCGCATCTTCCGTCAGATCAACGGCCAATGGGCGCAGTTCGGTGAGACGATTGAGCCCCAGCGCCAGAACGCCCGCCTGAGCGTCATCCCGGCTTTCTTCTCGAACCCGCGGGACGGCGAGCCCAGTCCGGCTCGGCCGCCGCTCGACGACATTGCGGACATCAGCGTCGCGCACCTGAACAACTCGGCTGCGCTGGAATGGGCGCTGCTCTGGACGGCAAACCCGACGCCGATCTTCAAGGGACTCGCCCTCGGCGATGATGAGGAGATCAAGCTGGGTTCGTCAGAGGGCATTGCGGTGTCCGCTGATGGCGACGCCAAGTTCATGGAGTTCACCGGCTCGGGCCTGTCGGAACTGCGTCTCGCACTGGAAGCCAAGCGGAAGGACGCGGCCCTCATGGGCGCCAGGATGCTGCTGGAGACTGGTCGGGCGGCTATTGCAGCTGAGACGGCGCGGATCGAGCGGGCAGGGGAAACGTCCGTCGTTTCGGGCATCGCCAATGCGCTGTCGGACTGCCTGACGAAGGCTCTGAGCTTCATGGCCGATTGGGCTGGCGTGTCGAGTGAAGGCATCCAGTATTGGCTCAACACGGACCTGAACCCAGCCGGTCTTTCCGCACAGGAACTGACCGCTCTGCTCGCCGCCTGGCAGTCGGGCGCCATCACGCTGGAAGACCTGTTCGAGAACCTCCAGCGGGCCGAGATCGTGGACCCGGCCAAGAGCTTTGAGGATCACCGTGAGGCGCTCGACGAGGAAGGCGAAGGGCTCGGTACAATCACCGACAAGGCGGCCTGATGGCTTCCTCCGCCGAGCGCCTGATCGACGAAGCGGTCAAGCATCGGATTGCCCTTTCACGGTATTCGGCGGCCACCGTCCGCAGGGTCATCGCACTGCTGAACCGCACCGATGCGCGGCTGGTCGAGCGTATCCTGCGAGCCGACAACGAGGGGCGCGATCCGGTCCAACTGGAAAGGCTACTCGAGGAGGTGAGGGCGCTTCAGTCCGATGGCTGGACCGTGCTTCGTGGTCGGCTCAACGAGGACGTGGCGGCCCTGGCGGACGCCGAGCGGCTGTTCACGGAGCGCATGGTCCACTTCGGGCAGCGTTCGGTCGGGCTGGCCACGGTCACGAACGTACCGACGACGGCCCAGGTCGTGGCGGCCGTGAACGCCAGACCGTTCCAAGGCCGCTATCTCCGGGGATGGCTGGACGAAGCAGAAGCGGGCGCCTCCAAGCGCGTCAGGGAGACGCTAAGGCAGGGCTTTGTCGAAGGCCGGTCGGTCACGGCTCTGGTCCGCGAGATCAGAGGAACACGGGCGCTCCAATACAAGGACGGCGTGCTGGAGATCAGCCGACGCGGGGCCGAGGCCATGGTCCGCACGGCCCTGACGCATACGGCGTCGGTGGCATCGAAGGAGACCTACCAGGCGCTTGCGGTCGAAGAGGCCCGATTTATCGCCACCCTCGAAACGAGGACGTGCCTCGTCTGCGCGACGTTGCACAACACGGTGCACCCGCTGGCGACCTTCCCGTGGTCGCCTCGACACATTGCGTGCCGCTGCACTTCTATCCCCGTCATCAAGGGCCTGCCGCCCATTGAGGCCCCATCCTATTCGGACTGGCTGATGCGCCAGCCGGTCGAGGTTCAGAACGAGGTGCTGGGCGTACGCAAAGCCCAGCTATTTCGCACCGGCAAGCTGACGTTGGATCGTTTCGTCGACAGCAAGGGCAGGGTGCTCACGCTGGAGGAGCTCAAGAAGCGTGACGCCGCGGCGTTCGAAGGCCTATAGTTTCGGGGTGAGCACGCCCTTCAAGGTCATCGACGGGACGCCGGAGCCGGAAGGCCCGCTGAGGCGCATGAAGGCGTCGGTTCCTGACACGCCGATTGTCCGCTGCCCTCGCTGTACCGGCCTCGCGATGCTGGAAGTGAAGCTCGGCATGGTCTGGAAGAACGGGAAGCCGACCGGCGGCCAGAAGCAGATCGTCTGCGGAACCTGTCTGGCGCGGGGCGAGCATGTCGTCGTCGCTTGAACAACTGGCTTAGTCAGTCGGATTGGACCTGGGCTGGCCGCCAGCCTGTAGGAATTCCCGGATCAGGCCTCGGGCGGCGGCATCTATGGCTTCTGCATCATCGTCGGTACCGGTGAGGTCGTGCACCTCTTGGTGCTCAACGAAAGCTTCGTAGCCGGTCACGACCGCGCTGTTGTCGTCGAAGATCCGAACGATCCACCGGGCAGTGCTCTGGTCGTATTCGGTACGTGCCCAGTAGCGATCTGGGCCACAATTGAACTCGATGGCGTCTAGGTCCGTCACTGGTCTGGTCTCCCGATTTCCCCTTTCCGCAACACCCCGTTGCCGGAATCGCTCCGTGCAGAGCCGGAGCATCCACCAGGGCGTGAGCTGAGCAGCGCCCCCTCTGTCCGCTGAGCGGGAGGAACTACCCACCATGAACACCACCAAGAACCGCCTTCTGGGCGGCGGCTCCGTGCTGCCTGCCATCGGCCGGATGACGCCGCGCGAGCGCGCCATGGGCCGCTATTTGCGCGGGCCCGACGATCACCCACCTGCTGACCCCGGCGCGGGCGACGAAGACGAGCCCAAGCCGATCGATCCGGCGGCGCACGCTGCGCTGGCCTCGGCCCATGAGCGCCTGAAGAAGGACGCCAAGGCCGACCGAGACGCCCTCAAGGAACTGAATGACCGCCTTGCCGCCATCGAGGCCGAGAAGGAACAAGCCGAGGCCGACAAGGCCAAGGCCAGCGGCGACGTCGAAGCTGTCCGCACTCAACTCGAGACGAAGCACGGCCGCGAACTGAAAGCCGCGACTGACCGCGCCGAGAAAGCCGAGCGCCAGGTCGAGAAGCTGGTCATCGACAACGGCCTGTCCGCCGCTTTGGACGAAGCCCGCGTGAAGCCTGAACTGAAGCGCGCTGCCGCAGCCCTCCTGCGAGAAGGCGTCGAGCTCAAGGACGATGACGGCGAGCCAGTTGCCTACAAGGGCGGTCTCCCGCTGGCCGAGGCGATCAAGCTCTGGGCCGAAGGCGACGAGGGCAAACCCTTCGTGCTGGCTGGCAATAGCGGCGGCGGCGCCCCGGGCGGCAAGGGCGCTCACTCCGGCCCGAACCCCTGGAAGGCGGGGCCGACCTTCAATCTCACGGATCAGGATCGGATCGAGAGGGAGAAACCCGACCTCGCGGCCCGACTGAAGGCTGAAGCGGGCGCGGCCTAAAGCCGCCCGCGCATCAAATGCGCGCGCCATCACGGCCGCGTCTGAACCCTTACCTCACATAGGAGACGGACAATGGCTGTGACCCAGCTTTCCGACCTGCAGTTCGGTCCCAACTGGGAGCGATACACGACTGAAGCGGCCACGCGCCTGAACGCCTTCGCGGCGTCTGGCGTGTTGGTGCGCGATCCCTACCTGGACAGCCTCGCTGCTCAACAGGGCATCACCTACAACCTGCCGCACTATAAGCGCCTGGTGAAGAACGAGCCGAACATCTCGTCCGACGACCCGACGCAGAAGGCTACGCCGCAGAAGATCGGGACCGGCGTCGAGGTGGCCCGCAAGCTGATGCGGAACAATGGCTGGTCTTCGGCCGACCTGAACACCGCCTTTATCGCCAATGACCCGATGGCGGCGATCGGCAATCAGGTCGGTGAATACTGGGCTGCGGTGAACCAGGACACGGTGCTGAACACCGCCCTGGGCCTGCTGGCGGACAACATCGCGAACGACAGCGGTGATATGCTGATCGATGTCGCGACGGACGCCACCGGCGCCCCGACCGACGCCGAACTTTTTGGCACGGACATCATGATCAACGCCGCTCAGACGATGGGCGACGCGAAGTCCAAGCTGGTGGCCATCGGCATCCACTCCGTCATTCACGCTCGGATGCAGACGCTTGGCGCTCTGGTCGATCACTACGACCCTGAGACCGGCGCTCTGGCCTTCCAAACGTTCCAGGGCAAGCGCGTGATCATGGACGACGGCATGCCTGTCACCGTGGGCACGAACCGCGTGACCTACACGTCGATCCTGTTCGGGGCCGGTGCTTTCCGCCACGGCGCTGGCTCGCCGAAGACCCCCACTGAGGTCGAACGCGAAGCCGCTGGCGGCAACGGCGAGGGCATCGAAACCCTGTGGAATCGTCGCCAGGACATCGTGCATCCGACCGGGTTCGCCTGGAAGGAAGCGAGCGTTGCTGGCGACAGCCCGACCTACGCCGAACTGAAGGCCGCCGCGAACTGGGATCGCGCCTTCGAGCGCAAGAACGTCCCGCTGGCCTTCGTTCGCACCAACGGCTGAGCCCCACAACAACCTGAGCGACAGGGCGGCCTCCGGGTCGCCCTTCGCCTTTCTGGAGGCCTCAATGGCTGACCTGAACTTCCTCAACCGGGTGGCGCAGAACGGCGGAACGATCCCGACCGACCTTCGCACCGAACCCGAGATCAACGCCGATCAGGACGAGATCGACCGCCTGCGCGGCCGCATCACGACCCTGGGCGGCAAGGCGCACCACAAGGCAGGCGTCGACAAGTTGACCGAGGTGCTGAACGCCCTGCTGGACGACACGTCCGAGGGGCTGTCGCGCCGCGAGATCAACGCCGATCTGGAAAACCTCAAGGTCGAGTTCGACCCCTATGGCCCGCGTGCAGAGCTGCTGAAGCTGCGCGAAGAGGCCAAGGCCAAGAAGGAGCAGGACGATGGCGTTTCCTAAGGATCAGCAACGCTCTCTGACCCGGCTCTACCACTGGCTGGCTCCGCTGGCCGGGCGGATCGAGCAACTGCCTGAGGGCGACAACAAGACCGTCCCTGCGCTTCCCGCGACCCTCGGCACGGCTGGCCAAGTTCTCGCTGTCAACGCGGCTGGCGATGGCCTGGAATGGGTCACGCCCTGATGTTGATCGTCGAGAATGGCGTGGTGGGCTGGCCTTCGGGTCCGCTCGCTACGGTCGATCAGGCCGACGCTTACGCCCAAGCACGGGGCTGGTCCGATTGGGCTGTCCTGACGCCTGAGCGTAAGAGCGGCGCCATTCTCGACGCATCGACTTATGTGCGCGCCTCCTACCGGCCCGCGGCGAAGGTCAGTGCCGCGGTTGAAGAGCAGATCAGCGAAGCCGTAATCGAGGCGGCTCGATTGTCCCTGACCTCGCCCTTGATCGGCGGCGACAAGGCGGCCCAGGCGGCGCGCAAGTCGGTGAAGGCCGGATCGGTGGCCGTCGAATATGAAACGTCATCTGCGGAAAGCCGCAGTGCCGCACGGCTCGCACTGGTGACGGGCCTCCTGCGCTATGCTGGCGTCTATGCGATCGGCGCAGGCGTCAACGTCAGGCTGGCCAAGTCGTGAGCATCCTTGATGATCTGCCCGACGCCATCGCCGAGGCGTTGGACGACGTGTTCCGCGACGGCGTGCTGAAGGTGCCTGGCGAGCCGACGTCGGACGGGCAGGGCGGCTGGATACCGGGCGCCCCGACCTCACACCCCTGCAAGGCGCTGGTCGATGACTACAGTGACATGCGGCGGGCAACCGCGGGCATCCCCGCCAATGACCGAAAGATCATCATCCTGGCGGCCAGTCTGAGCGTGGCTCCGGCCGTCGGGCACACCGTCAACGCAGAAGGGCGGGACTGGCAGATCGTCGCCCTGACCCGAGATCCAGCCAGGGCGACGTGGGAAGTTCAAGGACGTTAGAGGCGATTATGCGGGTTGCGGATCGCGGCCACACACTCCGCCATCAGATCGAGAATGTACTTGCGATCTGCCTTCTGTTTGCTCCCAGTCCTATCGCTGTAGGTGACGCGGTCTTCGGCATTCATCACATCCGTCATTAGTCGGTAAGCAACCTCTGCTTCGCCCGATTGAAAGTTCGTAACCCTAACGTCTTCAGCCATTTGGCCCCTCCGATTTTGAGACGATTCGTGAAGGAGTATGGGCAGTGGCCACCGTTACGATCAACCTCGCTGCCTTGGAGCGCATCGCTGAAGAGAAGGCCGTCAAGGGCATCCAGCGCGCTGCTCTGGCAGGCGAAGCGATCACCAAGGCAAACCTGTCTCGCCCCGGCACGGGCCGCACCTACGGGAAGCACCAAGCCTCGGCACCGGGTGAGCCGCCCGCCGTCGACACCGGCCGCCTCCGCAACGCGACCCAGGCCGACACGCAGGTGCGCCGGGATGGCGACGATATCGTCGGCCGCGTGGTTGCGAACACCGAGTATGCACACGGCCTGGAGGTCGGAACCGAACGGATCGCGCCGCGCCCCTTCCTCGGCCTGCTGGCCACCGACCATTCCGACGACCTGCGGAAGGCGTTCATCGAGGGAGCGAAGGATTGAACAGCACTGCTACGATCTTCGCCCGCCTCGCCGCCGTCGCCCCTTCGCTGGCCACCTGGAACAACGCCCCGGCCATCTTCAACGAGACGGCGCCCGACGACTTCCTCGATCAGGAACCCAAGCCCTCCAAGCCGTTCCTGATCATCGCCGTGCCGACCTCTGACGTAGCGATGGAGACCTTCACCGAGACCGGCCGACTGATCGTGCAGGACGTGCGCGGCTATCAGCGCCGGACCAGCTCAGCGGCGCAATTGGACACGCTGATGCGGCAGGTCCGCGACCTCTTCCACAACTCGCCAGAAAGCCTCGTCGTCACCGGCGGTAAATGCGACGTGGCCCGCGTCACCGGCCCGGTCCAGGCTCCGACATCGGACGAGGCCTACACCGGCCGCCGCGTCACGATCCGACTGGATCTCCGCAACACCTGAACCCCGGCCCAGCCGGTCATCCCCAACGCGCCCAGGGCAGGCTGTGCGCGGCCTTTTCCATGCCTGCAAAGGAACTGAGCAATGGCAACTCTTGTCCAAGGCTTCCTGAAGCTGCTGGTCGGCACCTCCGGTGAAACTCCGACCTTTAGCGTCATCCCCGGCGTCACCAACCTCAACGGTGGCGGCGCTTCTGAGAACCGGATCGACGCGACTGATTTCGACACTCCGGCGGGCACGCGTGAGTATATCAATGGCCCACGCGAGCCGTCCCCGATCACCGCTGACCTGCACTACCAGCAGGGCGACGAGCAGCAGGAAGCGCTCTTCACGGCCCACGCCAACAACACGCCTCTGCCGTTCCGCATCACCTTCGGTTCGGGCGCTCAGGGCAAGCAGATCACGTTCAATTCGGTCCCCAACCTGACTCTGAGCGCTCAGGTCGATGGCAAGACGATGTACAATCTGTCGCTCTCGCCTGTCGCCATGCCGACCCGAGCGAACCAAGGTGCGTGATGATTGAGCCCTCTGACGAGCGCCTCGGGATCGTCCGCCTTCAATACGGGGAGAGGTCGATCCCGCTTCGCTTCACGTGGGCTCGCATTGATGCTGTGGGGCGCACCTGGATCGTCGAGAAGTTCCAGCAGATGGTGGAAGGCGCTGAAGGGTGCCAAGGGGCCATGGCGGAAATGCTCCACCTCGCTTCAGCGGGAGAGCTAACGGTCGCGGCGCTTCTCTCTGAAGATGGTCCCCAGGCGGATTTTGAGGCGGCTTTCGCAGCCCTCGAAAGCGCTTGGGCGCTGGCTCGGTTCGGCCCCACAAGGAGGCCAGCCGAGGACGGCGCGGAAAACCCTCGGAAGAGCCGGCTGACGTGGTTGAAGCCGTTCAGCTGGCTACGATCCAGGCGGGACTAGACGAGACGGAGTTCTGGCATTCCACGCCGTACCAATCCGTTCTTCGGATAAAAGCGGCGCAGAGAGCGCGACTGGAGGCTTTCCTGCTCACCGGATGGTTCTCGGAGCGCTTCGCTCGCGAAAACCGTCTTTCCGGCCCCCAGCACTATATCCGCGAGCTGCTCGACGATGCGCCGGACCCCCTAAGCGATCCCGGCTCGGAGGCTGGCATGTTCGGAGCTATTGCAGCGGATTGGGGCCTAGAAGTTGAGGATGGCGGCGAGGTCGTTTAGCCTCCGACGCTTGCGGAGGGGGCAACGATGAAAACTAGAACGGCCTGGATTGGATTGGGCCTGTTTTTCGCCGCGATGGGTGTCGTCATCGCCCTGTCCGCAACAGGAAAGGCTCCGTTTCTGGAAAGTCCGCACGTTCGCATCGCGCGCGGTCAAGGAAAGCCCTCTGACTTCGTCCAGATCTGTGACCTGGCCATTGAAGACATGGCGAACCGGGGCGGCGTGTGGACGAAGGCGCAACAAACCTCTCGGCCGG